TCAAGCCCTTCAGTCTGAATGCCAAAGTTTCCTGCGAACTCCTTAACGCTTGCGCCCATGCCGCTGTCAATGTTGCTAAGCAATTCCTCAAGGCGACCAATTTGTGCAAGGCTTCGGGAAGCTGTTGCGCCAACGCTAGAAACGTCAGCCAGAGCATTTGCGTCCCGGTCTGCAAACTTTTCTTCAAATTTTTTCCCGCCAGCGGCCTCAATGGTTGTAGAGATATTTGTGGCAGAAGCCCTTTGAAGCGCAGTTTTATACTCAAGGAATGTTCCCTTGAACCCTTGGGCAACGGCTTGCTGATATTCCTTAATCCCGGTAGTTCTGTCATCTTTCGGCGTGGCAAGCAACTGACTGGCCGCATCAGCGCCGGAAATCATGCCGCGCTCAACCAGATCGGCCAATTCGTTGCGGCCTGACTGGCGCAGGTATTCAACAGTTTTATTTCTCGCTTTAGCTTCGGTGCGCTGTGAAGCAATATTGCTGGCAAATTTTTGGATAGCTGGGTCGCCGCCCAACGCGGCGAATGCCTGAGACAAGGTCGCCGCTGTGTCTTTAAAACTTTCACGCTCATAGAAGCGCTGACCTGTTTCGCCTTCAGCGCCCTCTTGCATCCTTTGTATGCCTAACGAGCTTAAAAGCCCCCGCGGTTGTGCAGCATTCATCGCTTTGCTCTCCGTGCTGTTTGCCTGTTGAGGTGCTAGAATACCTCCAGAATTTTTGTTTAATGCAGCCATATCGCTGACATCAGTAATAACTGATGAGTTTGGATCAAACTTTGAGGCAATGTTAGTCAACTTTGCGCCATACTGAGGGTCGGTCGCATAGCCTGACTTAGCCATTTCAGCAATTTGCCCCCCTAAACCTTCAGCAGACAAGACGCCCTTATANCGCGGGTTAGACTCCAAAAAGTCGGCGTAGTCCTGAAATGACTGCTCAGGAGTTTCATATGTTCGAAACGACGCTGGCTGACTGACCATTTGGCCACCTTGAAACTCAGACGATTGCAGCGTCTGACCGCCCTTCCGGCCGTGAGACTTGATTCCAAAGAAGTTCATTCCGGGCGCACTCTTCCCGTAACCGGTTTCAAGGGCGGCTTGAGCGAGAACCAGACGAGGGTCTAATCCAGTGCGGCTGCTAACGCTCTGAGCGTAAGGGAGATATTGAGAATAGAACTCTTGTGGCGTCATTAGAACCTAGCCCCTAACCCACTAGCCACTGACAAGAAGTCAAATATCCCCGGTGACCTAGAGGCAGTTGTGGTCTGCCCGTAAGGAGTTGATGAAAGCGTTTGACTCAAAGTGCCAAGGCCAGCTAGAGGTGCGCCAGTAGCCTGATTAACCCGTTGACGCTGCGCGTCGAGAAGCTGTTGCTGGATACTCCTCTGGAGCGCCCCTTGCTGGCCGATAGCTTGCTGCACATTCATGCCCATTCCTTGCCCCATCTGAGCCAAGCCACCGAGTTGNCCAGCTGCTGAGAGTTGGAGCTTGGCAGCGTTAAGCTGTGCTTGCTGATTTGCCATGGCCGTAGCGCCAGCGCGCGACGCGGATGCTGCGGCAGCAGATTGCGCTCTGTTCGCAGCATTCTCGGCAGCAGCTTGACGCATAAGCTCCGTCTGNTTCTGAGCCTCAAATTGGCTCCCAATGTCAAACTGTGCCGCCTGCTGAGCCATCTCAAACCCAGCCTGACGTTGCTGAGCTGCAATGTCCGCTGCCGCACGGCCGAACTGTCCGTATGTCTCACCCTCGCTTAGCCCGAAGCGCGACCCACCAAAGGCANNCGCAGCAGAAGCCTGCGCGCCCAAAGCATTTAGCGCGCTATCACGCTGCCTAGCGATGTCTTGCTCGCTGCGCTCAATCACGTCTTGAGTGTAAGGGTTCATGTAGGGGGCGTAGTCAACCGCGGACAGCTTCTGTGCCTCTAANGGCGTGACCTCGTACCCCTTAGCTACGGGCACANCCCCGCCGCCNCCGCCNCCTTGGATCGGGTTAAATTTAAACTTTGCCGCGTTTTGAGCGGCGGCAACGGCCTTTGAATAAGCGTTTGCGGACTGCCCGAAAATGCCCGCCCCTCCGGANGGTGCGGCCGGTGCTGGCGCTGGCGAAAAGTTTGGCTGGCCCAAGGGGCTTGGAGCTCGCACAAAAATATTTTGCGGACCTACTGATTGAGAAATACCCGCAGGCGTTTGAGTGACTTGGTTGGAAGAGCTGCCCATTATCCCCGCCCCCCTAAACCGCTGTAAATTGCGTCAGAAATACCACTGCGAATGTCAGACAGAAGCCCGCCGCNGNCGCCGCCTTGAGCGCGAGAGCGAGGACGAACCGGACCGCTAGGTCTGGGAGTTGCGCTGGGGAAAGTGGGNAAAGGCATATTATCGTCTCCGCCACTGCCACCTGCTCTCACGGGCAGAACAGGAGCGTCGAAGANTGGCAANTTACTCTCAAAGTCAGGATTGACCATCCCAGTGATCGGGTCGTATCGAGTCATATTTGACAGCTCGGCATACTGATCCGGGCGGCTCTGGCGAAGCAACTCCATGCTCTCAATGTATGCTGGATATGACGTATATCCACTCAAGCCGCCCTGCGTGGAGACAGGCACTCCGGCCATACTCATCGTGGCTGGCGCTTCAAGCCCGTAAGCTGAAGACATGCTCCCGACATTGGACGCCATGGCTTGCTCATAAGGGTTGATCGTCGCAACCTCTCCGCCCATGTATGGGAGAACGCCCAACTCCTGCAATTCCATTGCCCTGCGAAGNCCTGCACGCCCCGCGTCCTCAATGTACTGCGGTATTTCAGTTTTTTGGCTAGATGTACCACCCATATTAAAACTCCAAGTGCATTTTGATGGAGTGGGGCTTCCAGCCCATTTTCTCCAATGGTTTCTGCCACCCAAAACGCCCGCTGAAAGAGGCAAATGAGCAGCCTTGTAATTTGGCCCATTCTTTCACATTTTTGGTCATTTGTAAAATTCCGTCCAACTCCCCACCCGCGAGGAAGATATTAACCGCCTTAACATCAGGGTATACCACTATTTCAGTGACTATGCACGCGCTGTTATTAGCCCACAGCTGCATTATACCAGACGAAATGCCATCAACGACTTCATCCCATGTGTTAAGGTCTCCGGATTTTTTTAGCGCCGCCTCAATCCAAGGTTTGCAGCGATTTAATTCTTTCATGCTCTTATCCGCGTAATTGACAGCGACGTAGACGGCGCGCTCGGCGCATACGCAGTCGCAGCAGTGGCGTGCAAATAGCCAGACGTGCTATCCACAGCCCACATAACCTCAAGGTAATCGCCAGCGCTCACTTGAAATACCGCAGTACGCGATACAACCGTTGTGGCGTCGTTCTGGTGCAGGTTGGCCACGATTGTGCTGCCCGAAACGTCAGTTCCGTTGATCTTAGGCCAGAATCGGAAAGCCACAGTGCTCGATGACGTGGACGTGATCTGCGCTGAGAACGCAAGAAGGTAGGTGCCGCCCTCCGCAAACACAATACGGCTCGCTGGCGTGCCTTGCGTAATACCAGATGACATTGCAGGGGCGTCATATGTGATAGCATATGCGGTATCAATCGCAGCCGCCGTGATGTCAGCGTCTTGGCCAAGAAAGGCGTAGCCGTCGGCCAAAACGATCTGCCGAAACTCACCGCCCTTTGAGACTACGGGGTAGCCGTTTGTCTCATCCCATAGAATAACACCATTCTCAGCAGGTGACGCATCGGCTGTCTTAAATGTCAGCTTTGCTAAGTTACTCGTAACATANCGAGAAAACCTTTCAGCCCACTGCTTGAGGTTCTCCGTTACTGGAGGGGCTGCATTGGGAGAACTCATCTACGCCCACCCTCAGATGCGTCAATTCGCATTACACCTACACGCCAATCGGAATTAGTGTCGCCGTCAACACGCATTCTAACCTGACGCCCCGTAAAGCGCACAGAAGTCGGGTTTGACATGGTGAAAGGGCCATGGCTGGTTTCCTCCGCATTAGGATACAGCCTCGTCTTAAAGGTTGCCGTTACGTCACCTTGGGTCTTTTCATCAGGAATGAGATTAGTAACACGCATGACGTTGTCGCCCGCGCCGATTGTTACAGGACCGGTCTCAGCAAATACCCCAGACGAGCCATACTGATTGCCGATCTCATGCTCGTAAAGAACCCCGTCTGGGTCAATCCACATGGGTTGCCGGAAGGTGCCAGTGTCAACGCCAGCCGTGCGCTCAATGTTTCCTGTCATCCAGAGGTTTTCAGCATAATCCCANGCAACGTAGCGGTCGCACTCTNTGCTGTCGCCAGATGGGTAGAACCACCATATCTCCCGCCAAGCTGAATTCACAACTGCATAGACCTTGGTGAGCTGGTCTTCGTTCATGCTACTGAAGACGTAATCACTAACCTCACAGGGCAAGTCCTGCACGGCACCACCATTGTAAAGGTGAAAGCCTTTCGGACCCATCCAAACAACGCCCATGTCAATAGACGCCAACGCACGAGGGCTGCGAAGCCCGCAAGAAGTACCGACACGCTCAAANCCAAAAACAAAAGGCGGCCCTTGGTATCGCGCGACATGGCAGTCTGAGGTTGTGAGGATAACTGTTTCACCGCGCGTCCTGACTCCTGAGACGATGTCACCATTGGTCTGCAAGATGATGTCGCCAGCCTCGTTGGTGGTTGCAGGTGTCCAGCTAGTGTTGTTTTCCCTGTCGCACCACTGAACCTTGCGCGGGTCATTGCCAGCGCCAAGAGCGAACAGAAAGCGCTCCTCTGTGACAACTAAAGAAGTATTGTTTGTAGGAGCGTTTGCAATAACAGCGGCAGGGGTCGCAGTATCAAGCTGCCACTCGTACAGCTTCCCGTCATCAGGAGTGCAACCCACAAGATACTCACCCCAAGTGTCAAGCGCCCAAGTGGTCGGATCAAGGAGCTGAGTGCTGTCCTGACGAGGTGAGCCATACGTCTCATTGCCGTAAAAGCCGCCGCCGTACCCAGAGTTCACAGAGGCATCAACGCGACCCGCTGTGAAGCCTGTTGGGGTAATATCCGCAACGCTGTTATCAACCTCCATGACGAACAAGCTGTCATGCGTACCGAACGTCAAAAGCTGATTCTGAGAGTTGTCGCGCCAAGTCAGCATCCCGCGGACTACGCCAGCGATGTCAACCGTGCCGCGCTGACGCCACCCTCCTACAGGCATCATCGCCCCCTCATGCCAACGCACAAGAGAGGCGTCGCGCCATCGACCCGACGCCTGAAGATCAGTGCCGTTGCGGTATTGGCCCGGAGGTATTTCTAAGGGTATAAATGGCATTAAATAATCTCCAAAACCTCAAACCAGCGTCCATCAGCATTTTGCGGCTGCAAGACTTTATAATTCACACCCACTTGGCGGGCGTGAGGTGCTACAGGAAAGATACCGTGTCGAGCAAGAAATTCATCACTTGCATCGCGCATAAAGCTCACCATCGGGTGCTTCTTCCTGAAAAGAACTTCCCAGTTTGCAGACGCTTCAAGTGAGGCTTCATCTATATACATTACGGAAAGTCCTTATCTGATCCCCAACGGATTTGAACCACACCAGAGTCTCCGGCAACGCCGCCTGCGCCGCCGCCGCCATAAGGGCCGTCGTTGTTCCCAGAAACCCCAGTGCCGCTGCCGCTGCCGCTGCCAGCTGGCCCTGCGTTGTCGCCGTTTGAGTCATAGTTCGCGGCGTCACCACCGGCACCGGGTATTCGGTTACTCGTGCCACCTGAATCAACGCCACCGTTGCCACCCACAAAGCCGCCGTCGCCAGCGTAAGAACCGCCTATGCCGACAGTATTAACGCCGCCAATCCCGCCGTTCTCACCCCTAACCGTGCCCAAAGAGATAAAATAACTATCACCAACGCTCACAGTGTAAGACTGCCCCGGCGTTACAGAAATGTTATTGCGCCAGCCCAAACCACCGCCACCACCGCCGTTGTATGGGATTCCACTAACACTAGCGCCTGCCCCGCCTTGGCCGATACACACTACAGAAACCGAGTACACATAGTCCGGGCACGTCCATGTGCCAGAGGATGTGAATACCTCTGAACCAGTTGGCTTTGGAGAGCCGCCGATGAGTAACTTGCTCGCTAAGCTCACGACATATCGCTCCC